CTATCTGTCTTTAATATGCAACATTTAATATCTAAATCTGTTATTATGTTTTTTACAACATTTGCTTCTTCTATTGAATCAAAATCTATTTGAATAATATCATCTTGTAAAACTGCACCGTAATCTTTGCCTGTTTTTCTTATATAGTCATAACAATAAAATTTATTTCTGTCCTTATATCCCTCTAAAGGTTTTTTTCCTTTTAAAGGAATGTATCCTTTGAAAATATCCATGGTGTTTTCACCCGCCTTTTGGTAAGAATTATATAGTAAAAAGGATGTTTTTTTGCCCATTTTCATATACTTTTTGGGTTGTTTAATCATAAAATTTATATGTTTATTCCCAAAAGTCGCTTTAAAAATCTTAATATTACCCTTAAATTGCTTTGAAATTTAACCTTTTTGATTAATATTTCCCAAATTCCTATAATTTTTTATCTGATTTCACCAACAAAATCTTCAATTCTTTTCTTTGCTAAATTTATATACCACTCTTTATCAAGGCGTCTTGGTACTCTTTTGCCTATAACACTGTCATTTACTATAAAACATCTTTCCGGAGTATTTGCTATTTTTTCAACTCTGCCATTAGGCTTTACTTTAAATACACCTTTATCCTCCTCATTCTTTGATGCAAAAACTCTTAAAGTTTTTTCTGCTAATGGTTTGTCCCCATAAAGAGCATGAGAATATTTATAAGTAAGCTTTACAACCTTTTGAAACATTAAAAGCTCCTTACATTCCGTTATAGTTTTTTCAACTGGAAAACCTTCTATAAAATATTTCTTTAAAGCTAAGTTTATTATAGGCAGATCATTATCAATACTATTTAGTTCCTTAACATAGGCCCCTTTAGATTTAAAACTGCCGTCTTCTTTAATAATGATGTAGTTATTTACATCCTTTTGATATATTTTTTTAAAGATTTCAAAATCAAGCTTCATATAAGTCCTATCTTCCCACTCTCTGCAGATTTCTTTAATTTTATCTAAATCTGATTTCCTATTTATTTTTCCTATTAAACCATCAGTATTGGACTGAATTAAAGTCCAATGCGGTTCCAGCCTTTCTATTAAATCTAAAAGTAAAAGCTGTCCTGCTACACATACATTATTAGCCTGTCTTGGGTCATAGAGGTTATTGTATTTGTATTTCATAGCACCATAGGTACTATTTAGAACAATTTTATAAGGTTGCTGCATTGGGTTCTTTTCAGCTTTTAATCTTATACGTTCTTTATAAATCTCTTTATATAAATTAGAATCTTCCACATTCCTTGATAAATAGCCATACTCTATCATCAGTGTTGGATAAAATGAAATTACATCTACATTTAAAAGAATTCCTTCACCTATATATTTTTCTTTTGCACCATGAAGTCCACCCCATGCAAATACATGCGGGACACCACTTATATTTATTTCTAATGATTTATCATAACTGTGATTACTTGAATTTTTGTACCAATCAAGAACCTCATTATATTTATTTATTTTTAAATTACTTGGTATGTCCAAATCAAACTCATCAGAGCGATTTATTTTATTTGCTTTTAAAATAACTGCTGCAAGCTGAGCCTTTGTTTTACTTATATATTTAAGCGGCAGTTTAAAAGCTTTAAGTAAAGCTATATGACTATCAAATTCCTCTTTACGATGTAAAAATATTTCTATAGTCTGCTCAACATCATGGGTACAGTATTTTACTACTTCCTCTAATTCTTCTTCTGTTAACTTTCTATCTATTGAAAAGCTTACAGTGCTTTCTCTTATGTCATTTCCCATAAATCCTTCTAGTTCTTTTAAACCGTGAGTTGTTGTCATAATATCAAATTCATAAAGTTGAATTTTTTGAAATAGCGAGCTGTACTGCCAGCCTTGATTTTTTTCTGCTATAATGAAACTGGAGATACTATATGGGTCAAAACCACAAAGGATACCTTTTAAAATATACTGATCATAATGATGGCTGTTATAGCCAATCCAGATATGTTCTTTATGTTCTTCATAAAATGATGCTAATTTCTTAGCATCATTTATAAAGACATATTTTTGATGATTAATAGGGTCTATTACGACGAAGAGCCAATCTTGCAGGAAAACCTCTGCGTCAAAGAATAAAATCATACCTATTCAACCTCAAAAACCTCAGTAATTTTAAAGGTCTTAAATCCTTTGTTGGTTTCCCCATACTCTACTGCATATTCTAAATTGCCGTCAATTGCTTCATGAATATCAAGTATTAAATCGTAGTATTGTGAAAAACTTTCAAACTCTACTTCTATTCCAGCTTCAAGAGATCTTAAAAATTCATTAGCGTTATGAAGCCCAAAAGCTGTGTTTATAACTTGGTTCATAAACAATATGGAATTTTGATATTCACCAGATAAGATTTTCATCCAGCAGGATAACATAGGTTTACCTGTCTTTGATTCTACAAGTTCCATTTTTTCAATTTTTACCTCATATGTTCCAAGGGGTACATCTTTGTATTGACCTTCTCCTGTTCCTACATTTTTTAAGTCTTCCTTTAAACCCTTAATATCAAATTCCTTATCAAACTTTGCAAATAAATTTTTTGTTGCCATAATTATCTCCTCCTATTTTTATTTTCTAGAGCGTCTGCTCTTTTTTACTGATTCTTCTTTAACTTCAGATGTTTCTAATACAGTTGTATTATCTACTGCTGCTGTATTATCAGAAGTATCTGTTTCTGATTTAGAATAAGTTTTTACACCTTCCTGAGCATCTTCTAAAGCTTTCATAAACTCACCCTTATCAAGCTCTACTTTTGGAACTTTAAAATTGAATCTGCCACCGCCGAAGATATTTTCTTTCTTTTCAAGCTGCAAGTATCTTTCTTCTCCATCCATAAAGGCTCTTACAGTTAAATCTAC